GCGACGGCTCAGGCAATGACGTCGTCAAGGGTTACACCCACAACGACACGGTCGGGTTCTTCACCCCCGCCAATATCGTGCGCGGCAATTACCCTTGGCGCGAGCATCACATCGGTCTGACGCTCACCCACACCGAACTGAAGATCGACGGCATCAGCGTCGTCGACACCGATGGTCGGGAGACGGTCGAGCACACCGACCGTGAAGAGACGGTGCTGGTCAACCTGTTCCAGGACAAGCTGTTCGAGCTTGGCGAGCAATACGCCAGAGGGATGAATGGTCTGCTTTGGGCGGACGGCACCGCTGACCCCAAGGCGCTGGCGGGCATGCAATATCTGATCAGCGTCGACCCATCGGTCGGCGTGATCGCCGGTCTCGATCAGTCGCTGACCGTGAACAGCTGGTGGCGCAATCGCGCCCACACCGCTGCGTTCGGGGCCAAGGTCACTGGCACCCCGTCGCTCGGCGCGTGGGGAGGCGACGCCATCACCTCCGACCCGGCCAACGGCGGCGCGCTCCTGACCGTGCTGCAGACCGAATATCGGCAGCTGATCCGCTACGGCGGCAAGCCGACGATGGCTCTGTGCGGCTCGGACTTCATCGGCGCGATGGAGGTTGAGGTCAGGGCGAACGGCAATTACTCGATGACTGGCTTTGCGCCCGCGCGCGACGTCAGCATGGGTGAATTGAACTACATGGGCACGCCGTTCCAGTATGACCCGAGCCTCGATGACCTGGGGCTTTCCAAGCGGTGCTATTGGTTCGATCCGAAGAAGATTTTCCTGGTCAAGATGACCGAGGAATGGCGCAAGGACCACACCCCCGCGCGCCCGGCGAACCAGTTCGTGCTCTACAAGTCCATCACTTCGACCGGCCAGATGGTCGCGACGCAGCGTAATTCGAGCCTGGTGATCGACATCGTCTGACCTTAAAGTTGGGCGTCGCTCCGACGACGCCCAACGCTTAAGGAGGTCCAATGGACTACGTCACTGCAAAGATCGCCTTGAGCGGCGACGTCGCCAACGTCATGTATCGCGGTCCCGATCGGCCGGTCAGCTGGCCCGAGGTGACCGTGCTGCAATTCATCCACGGCGACGACGCCGTCTACGACTGCGAGTTCGTGCGTTCCGAGGTGTCGAGCGCGCAAAGCGAGAAGCGCCGACTGCTCGGGATCTATGGCGCGACGACGATCAATGAATTGTTCCCCGGCGCGCGGCCGATGATGGAAATGGATTTCCCCGGCGACAAGGTCGAGGCCGGGCGCATGCGGCCCGCCAAGATCGAGCCGCCGACGCGCGAGACGCGCGAGCGTCTGGCTGGTGAGGAAGAGGAGAACCAGGTCGCGCTGACCATGCCGCCGAGGCGCGGGTCCAAGCAACGCGAAGAGGTCTAAGTCCATGCCGCTCGGCGTCGCGCTTAGCGAGTTGCGCTACGAGTTGCGCGCCGAGATTTATTCCAGCCTCTTGCCCGCGCACGGGCTTTCGGCTGTTGACATGCAGAACGCCATTCTGGCGCGGACCCAGCGTGAGCTGTGGAACCAGTACGAATGGCCGCACCTGCAATATCGTATCGACCTGCCGAACGTCGCCGGGAACACCCAATTCCTCGATTACGACCCGTCGATGCCGTTCGAGAACGTGTTGTCGCTTTGGTACAATTATGACCCGAACGCCTCGCAACCATGGTTGCGCCTGCGCTACGGGTTCGAAGACTGGATCAACGAAACCCTGGTCAGTTACCCGCCGAAGCGGTGGCGCAATGTGGTGACGGTCGATCCGGCGACCGGGCTGACGCAATTCGATGGCCAGGCGCAACTGTGGCCGATCCCCAACCAGGGCACGCACCTGCGCTGGATCGGCCAGGCCCCGCTCAATCCGCTCAAGGTCGATGCCGACACATGCATGATCGACTCGACGGCGATCGTTTTGACGGCGGCGGCGGAATTGCTCGGGGCGCAGAAGAGCGAGACGGCGGCGCTCAAGGGCAACAAGGCGCAAGCCTACATTCGCCGTTTGATCGGCCGCATGGGCGCGAACAAGCGTGACGTTTACGCGCTCGGCCAAGGGACGATGAACCAGCCGACTTATTCGCAAGGTTCGACGCCGTATCTCGATTACATTCCTGGCCCCTGATCGATGCCCGCCTACCAGATCCAGGACTTCAAGCAGGGCATGGATCTGCGCAAGACCTATGTCACCGCGCCAGCTGGTTCGCTCAGGCTGTTGCGCAACGCCTTCATCACCGCTGGGGCCGAGATCGAGAAACGTTCGATTTTTCAACAGTGGGTCAACCTGGCGAATTACAGCGGCACCAGCTACGGTCTTTTGGCGCGCAACGGGCTGACGTACGTCGTTTATCTCGGGCCGTCCGCGATCTCGGTTCCGCCGAACCAGAATACTCTAGGCGAGATTTGGTTGCCGTTGCCGGGGGGCCTGCAGGTCTACCGTCTTGCTGATTGGGATTTGTTCAACGGTCAATTTTATATCGTGCTGCAGGCGACCACGGGTCTGTACTATCATTTTTACAATCAGGTTCTCGTCACCGACACCATGGCGACGGCAAGCGCCGTTCGGACTTATGGCTCAAAAATGTACGGCGTCGATAATCGGCTCTTGCGCTTTTCCGCCATCAACGACCCGACCAAATGGACGCCGCCGACCGGCACGACCAACGATGGCTCAGGCTACATCGATCTCAGTTCGCAAGACGCCGACTCCACTAACCTGGTCGGGCTTGAAGTCTATACCAACCAGATGGCGATTTTCTCGCAGCTGAGCACGCAATTCTGGTCGCTTGATCCAGATCCCAGTCAAAATCAGTTTCGTCAGCTTTTACGCGCGACCGGGCTCATGGCGCAAAACGGATTGACGCAATTCGGCAACGACGTGATGTACCTGTCATCGTATGGCGTGCGTTCGCTCAGGGTGCAGAACGTCAGCCTGACGGCGGGCACCACCGACGTCGGCACGCCGGTCGATGAATTGATCCGTCAGCTTCTGATCGCCAATGGCGCGGGCTGGTTCGCCAATGCGCGCATGCTGATCCAGCCGCGTTCGTGGCGTTTGTTTCTCGTACTGCCCAATCAAGTTCTGGTGCTGTCGACCTTCCAGGAACCGGCGATCACTGCATGGGCGACGTTCGACGCGCCGTTCCAGTTCACCGAGGCTTGTGTCGCCGAGCCGTACATCATGCTGCGCGGCAGCGATAATTGGATTTATCGTTACGGCGGCGATCTCCTGCAGACCTACGACTCGACCGAAGCCGAAGTGATCACGCCCGCGCTCGCCTGTGACAGCCCGTCGAGGACCAAGCTGTTTCATGGTTTTGATGTCGGCGCTGAAGGCACCTGGACGCTATCGGTTGGCTGTGACCCGAACAACCAGGCGACCGAGGAGCCTGTCGCCACCTTCACTGGCGCGACATACGTCAACCCCGAGATGACGATGCCGGAACAGTCGACCCACATCTCGCTCAGGTTCCGCACCACCGACCCAACGCGAGCGACGCTTGGTCAGGTGATGCTGATGTACGAGGACGGCGAGCAGCTGTGATCATCAATCTCACCCACCCCGGCTTGCGCTACGTGATGAGCCACCTGCGGGCCGAGGACAAGGCCGAGGTCAAGGCGACGATCGACCAGGGCGACATCGAGCGGACCTGCACGTTGATCGAGGCGATCCCTGGCGCGAAATGGGAGGCGCGCACGCTTGACGGGCTTCCGGCGGTGGTCGGGGGTTTCTCAGCCGTCTGGCCGGGCCTGGCGTCTGGCTGGCTGTGGGGCACCGACGACTGGCCCGAGGTCGCCAGGGAGGTGACGAAGTTCGTCAAGCGATGTATTTTGCCCGCGCTCGATGAAAACGGTTTCCACCGGATCGAGTGCCGACCGCTGGCGAGCAACGATCATCGTTGGCTCAAATTCATCGGGTTCAGACCGGAGGCCGTGACCGCCCAATTCGGCCAGGGGCGCGAGGACTTCGTCCTCTTCGCTCGGACGAAAGGGCATGACTACATTCGGCCGCATTAACCCG